CAACTCAGATTTATACCATCGATCAGCAGCTTCTTTCATTTCTGCTCTTTTAATTTTATCTTCTTCCTTTGCAGCGTCTCGTAACTTATTTTCATACTGCTGATGTATTTCATCATATTCTTCACGAAAATAACCCATTATAGGCCTCGTTTATTATGAATTTTATGGATAATAATATGCACAATGTCCATCTTCTGGAATATATCGCACATATAATTTTGAAGGCGTACGTGTAAGATGGCCATCTGTGTATATGGTTCCTCCTAACGCTTTTAAAGTAACTAATCCACCAGCACTTATTAATGCTTCATTATATTGATATTCAACTTTAGCTACAGTTCCTATAGATGCTAATTTCATTTTAACAGGTATTGTGCATTCTTCATCCAAATATAACTGCATTAAGCAATTAATTATATCATATGATGTATTGGTATCACAAAATCCAATCCAATTATAATATCTTGGCATTTGGAAATAAATTAAAGCAGCAGTTGCTTTAACCTTAGCACTGAACGCTACAACTTGAGTTGTTGTAAAATCTACTGTTTCTGGATTATTCCATTCTTGAGTAACATATGCTTCGCCATTAGGATAACCATCATCTGGCGAATTAATTCCAGCAAGTGCATAAATATCTGGCCGATTGGAATAATTAAGTGGTCTACTAAACATATAACTGGGTATTGCACCATTCCATCTCATAGTTCTTTGTTCAGGAGTATTGACATCTAACCAATCACTTGGTGTAGGCATGGTATATCCGCCATTTGGAAACTGTTGAAATAAACCATCTCTATTATTGAGTATATAATTTCTAGGATCAGTTCCTAAAAGAGTCATATCTCCTTGTAAAAACATTCTCGCACCAAATGCAATCAATTCATCGTCGATGTAAATAGGTTGAGGATCATCTACTTTATAACAATGATTATCCCATAGAATATAATACGTATGACCATATGAATGCCACCAATCATAATTAGTCATATACCAACCTACCTTATCTGGACCAAATGGTTCTAAATATATAGTTCTTTGATCATATCTCCATAATGATGGTTGTAATCCATCAGTAGCTGCTGTATATGCTAAAGTTCTCATTTGTGGTGTTATAATAGCCTTTACATCCCATATACGTTTCTCCAATTGAAAATCTGCTTTAGCATTTAGTGGATATGAAAATGTAATCGAAGGAATATAATACAATTGGATACGTTCACCATTCTTTTGAAAATTTCGTGCTGATATTTTAGATCTTGGGCCTATTTTGCCTATAGGTTTCATATAGTTCTGTCTTGAGAACACATCTATATTAACCTGGACTGATGTTCTCCATGAGAAATCAACCATATGATTTGTTGAATCTCTCATTAATGCTCTATGATCACCATATACACCATAATCATATGCATCCTGATGTGCTTCAAACAATAACCATTGTACTTCTGTTATATTACCACCAGCTGCTGCAGCATTGGTTTTATATATTCTCCAATACCTATGCGCGCCTTTACGTGGCCACCAGAATGTAACTTGATATCTATGATCAGTTATACTTAAATCTGCACCTGTATATACCGTTGTCCATGTACTATTGTTATCTGAATATTGTATATTACATGTTAAATGAACATGAGCATCTACTGAGAATTTAATTCTGCAGAATTCTTCAGCAATACATGTTCCTAATGGTAAGACTGTTTGGGTATCTAATGTAAGTGTGGATCCGGCATTTGCTGCATCACAATCTATTGCAGGCCCTTGTTCTTCATTATCATTAATATATTCATTATCTATAATAGTAAATCCTGAATTAGCCCAATATGATCCTTCATACTTCCATGAGAATCCTTCTTTAGTGCAAATAGATCGTATATATAAATCTTGAGTTCCACTAGCCGTTATTTGTCCTTCCCAATCTGTATCTACAATTCCGGAAGGTAATATACCAGAACATGTAGGATATATACGTAATGTCTTCCACCATATACCATCTGCTTCATCTCTATCAAAATATATATGTGGTGTTATATCCGCGCCAGTATTATTTCTTAATCTTATTAATTTACATTCAGAATATCCTGGATAGAATATATAATTAAATTCACCATAATCTTTTAATAGATCATCATTAATTGGTAATGGTTCTCTATTTGGAATTATTTCAACCGTTATATCATTAACCATTGTATCCCCCTATTATGGAACCAAAAGATCATCATCTTCTTGTTCTTTAACACTTTTACATGTATCAAAATAAAATGTACTTCTTATAGAATCTGAACCTGCTGGTGTTATTAATGCTATTAATTCGTCTGCTTTTATTTTATATAATTGACTAAGTGCCTGATATTGTACATAAAATCCTTTTCTATCTGAATCTGCTGCCGAATTACTCATATCACCACTACTAAAATCATTATTATCAGAAATCATTAACATTACTATTTTAGCTTTCTTATCAAATAAAATATATAATGCATAATATACTGATGCTTCTTTAATTAGTAAAGTAACATTTGCAAGAGTAGTCCCAGTATAATAAGTAGCCCAATCTTTTGCTATATAATCTATGCGTGCATCTGCCTGTACAATAGCATCAGTCTTTTCTGCTGTTGTGAATTTAACTTCTGGTACAAGTGTATCATCATCTATATGTGAGTATAGATCTAGATCGGCTGCTGTTGAATAAGCCATAATATCCTCCTTTGATTAAAGAGGGAGGAGGTCCTTGCGGACCCCCATCTCTAAATGTTCTCTATGAATTAGCTAGTATGTGCTGTCATTCTGCGATACGCACGTGGCTGTAATACACCTAAAACTGTACGTTCCCAAATATTAGCATTTGCTAATTGTCTCGCTTCAATATTCCATGTATCGATTGTTAACGGTACTCTGTCAATAACCGCAAATGAGAATCTGGAATCTATGATATATGTAGATACAGTATCATTAGTTAAAACTTCACAAGGTTTCTGATAATCTCCACCGTATGATTTTAATCCTCTGACATATATTTTGCAACCTAAGATCTTTGATAATTCACCTGTTTGAATGAATGTGACTCCACCCCAATAACTTGCATCTGGAAGGTCAGCATCTTTTAACAGTAATTTGTAACATGTACAATCCATTACTATTACATCTGCTTTATAGAAACCGTCACTATCACAAGGTAAATCAACTACTGCATCGATCAAGTTCTCTAAATATGATTGACCACCAGTTGTTCCGATAGTATTACCATATTGTGTTGCTCTTGCTCCACTTGACCAATAGTATATATCTGCTAAACCTAATTGATCTTCTTTAAGTGTAACTTTCGCACCCATTAATTGATTATTTATACCAATTAAATCTATAGGTGTGTCAGCTAACGCTTCATATGACCACATAGGTCTTTTCATAAGTTTACGATACACAAAATCTGATTTTTCGTAATCTGTGACATCTATTAATGATTCTGCACCTTCATCAACCACTTGTGCATCTTCATCATCACTTGCTCTACGAATCCAAATAGCTTCTCCTGAATCTTTACTTACTGTAGGAGCAAATGCTCTGAACAATGGATTACTTGTTGCGCCTAATACTATCTGAGCTAAAAACTGTACAGGTACCATTGCTGATGCTTCAGCATTACTAAAAAATTCTTTGAATAAACTGTTGCCACTTAATTTTAATTCAATCATCTTTGATTTTAATTTTCCTACTCCTTCTTCACCTGTTCCGAACTGTTCTGCAAAATCAACTAAACTATAACTATTCTTCATGTTAAAATCCTCCTTAGATTATTTTACAACTGCTCTCCAACATAACACACATCAAATTCGTCGCCATCATCCGCACCTTCTAATGCAAATCCGGCCGGATTATCTGCATCCACAATCCATTCGCCTGGAGTTGATGAATCACCATTAACTAGTTCACCAGCAAGTATTCCTGATCCAGCAATTACTCTAATAACTGGTCCTGGAAGCACAACTGGTATACATTCATATACTCCACTTAAATGTGGTTCTAATGTAACGCCTTGTGTAAAGTCAGTTTGAGCGTTTAAATTATCAACCATATAATCTGCTACTATATCTACTGCTGCGCCTTTTGGTATAGCTGAACTAACAAGTGCTTTCATTGTAACTACATGACAAGCATCTGTTCTTTCTGTTGTATCTCTACTCATATTTATATCCTCCTATTTAGTATTGTTCTCCAACAAAACAAATATCTATTTCGTCACCATCATCTCCACCTTCTAATACAAAACCTGCTGGATCTGATGTGTCCACAATCCATTCGCCTGGTGTAGCTGCATCGCCGTTAATTAAATTACCAGCTACTATACCATCATCACCAGATGTAACTCTAAGAACTGGTCCAGGAATTATTACTGGAATACATTCATAAACACCACTTGCGTGAGGTTCTAATGCTACACCTTGAGAAAATGTATTCTGGTCAGGTAATGTTGTAACTGTGTAATCTCCACTAAATATTACTGCTTCGCCTTTTGCTATAGCAACTGTAGGGTCTGCTTTACAAGTTACTACATGACAAGCATCTGTGCGTTCTACTTGATTTTTACTCATGTTATTTATCCTCCTTGTTTAGAATCTTCTTAGATAATGATCTTAAATCTTTATTATCCTTGATTACTGCTTTTACAGTTTCTATGGGTGCTATAATTCTTTCTTTGAATAATTCATTTCCTTCCTTAAAGAATATATCCTTAATACGACTTACTTCTTCTCTAGATAAATTCTGAAAGAATTTTTTTGCTATTTCCTTATCTTTGATTTCTATCTTATCTATGATTGTACCTAATCTTATAGTTTCAGTTATTAAATTATCTTTTTCTAAATCTTCTAAAGTAAATCTACCTTGTAGTCTATATATTCTTTGAAGAATATTTTCTACACGGTTAGATATATATTTAACAACATCTACATTATTTTTAATATCTCCAGCATATGATGACATTGAATCACCATAACTAAAATTTAATGTAGATTCGATTGCTGTTAATGCACTATCTAATCTATTAGTATTATCTAAACATATTCTGCTAACAAATTCTTCATCAATACCTTTCATGCCTTGTTCTATTTTAGGTAATGTTTCAAGATTAAATGAAGGCATTATCAAATTAAATCTAGCAGTATATTTGATAACATATTCTTTTGCTTTTTCTATCTTAGGTATAACCTCATTATATTTCTCATAAAGATTAATTTGATGTGCAACTATATCGGCTGCTGGAGGATTTGTTATTGGTGCAACAGTAGCTGGCATTGTACCTTTAGGATCTTTAGCAGTGATATTTTCTTTTATAGATATAAGTTCTACCTTAATTGCATCTATTGAACTATGAATCTCTGTTTTAATAAACTCTTTTAACAATTCAATATTTGCTTCAAGTTTAACATAATTAGATAGATCTTCATTCTTTAATATCTTGGCCTGATCTGATCCTGGAACTGCAACAAATGATACTTCACCACAGAATCCATTACCAGACATAATTGCATAACAACCTTCTTTACCACGTTCATGTGAACATGTTTGTATATTTTGTCCACAGATTGAACATTTTGGAAATTCTACTTTAGTTGCTATGGATACTTCTTTCAATACACCAGCATCTATTTTAGTAATCATATCTTCATTACTTTCTTTAAGAATAAACATTTTACCTAATACTCCAAAATGTTTTTCTTTATCAACAACTTGATATGCATCAAAGATACGACCAACTTGAGCAGATGCTACTTCTTGATGATCTTTACCGGTACCAAATAAAACTGGAGCACCTATAAAATTACCTTCGCCAACTGGTAAAGCCAATATAGTATTCTGAAATTCTTTTGGATATTGTGTATTATTTCTAGTAACCTGATCATCAATTAACATAACAGGATACACAACAATATCTTTTGATTCAACTGGTTTAAGAGTTAATTTATTAATTTTATCTATATCTTCTTTTGTTATACCAGTATTTTCAATAGTTAATTGAGCAGTTATATTCTCAGTAAATTGATTAATATTCTTTTGAACTGTCATCTGTTTAATAATTTCTTCTAATGCTTCTTTAAATAATACATCATCTTCTATTTCACAAAGCATACAATTTTCTTTTCCTTTTATTGATGCTGCACATATCGCTCTTGCGATCTCTTCTTTAGATTTATCTGCTTTACCATGACCTATCTTAGGATTAAACTTTGGATCTTGCAATAATTTTGTTACGCATTCGTTAATTGATTTAGGCATTTTCTTCCCCTCCATTTTTAGATTTTGCGGATTGGTCCGCTTCCGTCTTTTTACCATTAGTTTCTGTCTTTTTGCCATTAGCTTCTGTGTTTTTACCATTAGCCTTAGCAATTTTTACTGCTTCAGATTCCGGTTTCTCTATATCTTTTACTGGTAAGTCTAGTATAATCTGTCCATCTTTAGGTTCTATCATTCCCATATCTAATAAAGATTTCACATTATTAATTTCAGCTGATCTTACCTGCATTTCTCCGAGTTCATTTACAATAATAGGAGTAGCAAAAGTAAAATATGGAACTTCAGGTAAATTATATACTTTAGCAATAAGTGGCATAATATTCATATTAATTGCACCGGCATAGTATCTTTGATATCTCATTAGATTCCCTAATAATACTTGCACCTGTGTTGCTAAATGTGTTTCTGTACTACCATAATTATATCCTAATACTCCTGCAGGTAAACCAAGACCTGAGAATAAACCTTGCATGATCTCACTCATTTCAATAGTAAATTTAATTTCTTTACCACCAGCACCAATTGTAGTTACTTCCACATCACCAGCAGAAAAGAAATCTTTACCCACTTCTATCTTATTAAAAGAATTTTTAATTACATCTAATCTTGTTTTAAGTACTGCATCAGTTAATTGGACTGCCGGTACATATTTAACATGAAATCTAGGCGATCCATATTTCTTATATATTTTACCAATAGAATCTTGCATCTCTAACATAATCTTAGTTAAGAATGGCATACTTTTAAATATACTTCTACCATATGGATGATCACTTGTAGCTTTACGAGTAAGCCATAGTATATTTTGTTTATTTAATATATTAGCTTGTCCAGTTGAACCTCTAGTATACAATGTATTCAATTGCAAAAACTGTATAATATTACCTTGAGAATCACGTTTGATTCTTAATTCATTATGTGGTATATCGACAAATTTCTCTATATCAGTTAATCCGCTGGATAATACTATTTCAGTTCCACCGTATCCATATATAAGAGTATTAGCAATAGCAATATCCAACATAGAATCAAATTTAATCTTATTAAATATATCATACACGTCATTAGCAAGATCTGGATCTTTAGTCTTAACTTCATAATCACCATTAATTAGATTTGTATATACATTCACCGCAGATTCCAATATGGGAACATTATCATACAATTGTGTAAATAAATCACATGCGTCTTCTGGTGCATCATAAAGAAAATGAAATCCAGGTAATCTATAATCTTGACTATTTTCCTCAAAATAAAAAGCAGGTTGTTTTTTTGTGTACTTTCTTTTCATATTTTATCTCCTTAATTAGTAACTGCAAAGTTATCTAATTCTTGCGCCGCTAATTCAGTATATAATGATAATGCCAAACTATCTATAAAATCTTCATCTGTAGCTGAGAATTTAACATTCTTACTCTCTGTGATCTCATGTTCATAATTAATCAACTGCCTTATTAAATCCGGATGATTAGGTAATTCTACTTTCTTTTCTACAATTGCTCCAAGTAATGTATACATCAATTCCGTTTTCATCGGATTTCCATTCTTAGCTGAACTATTAAACTTAATTGGATATGTAGTCATCTTCTTTTCTAATCTTTCAGCTAAATATGGATTATATGTTGCATCTATTGCTGCATACGTAATACCTGAATATTTTACATTTACTTTATAAATCTCATCTAATATTTCATCGTATGATTTAACTGGTGTATACGTATGTTTATATGACTCTTTTCCATTATCCTTTTTGTACGCTTTAATAAAGAATGGTATATATTTATTACGTTTTTCATGTTTAGCCACCACTGTTATAACTGTTGGATCAACTTCAAGCGCAACATCTATTCCCATAAACTTGTTTAAACCTTTAACAGTATTTGGATCTGCTTCCCATGATAAATCTGCATTAATGCATGCGCGAACTTGATCTTCATCAAAGAATGTTCCTTCTCCTGCTCCAAATTCTCCAAGTATCTCAGTATTATAAGATCTATATTTCTTTCTACTGTCTATCCAATCTTTATCTATTAAAGGATTCTGTAATGACGTAATAAGATATTTCTTATAATCTTTATCACTACTAAGATCAAAGAACCGGCCATGTTTACCAAGTGGTGTTGAACTTATAATCTCTTGCCCACCTGCAGCAGTAAAGTAATCTATTGCTTCCCATACTTTCTCAGGTATATATGCTGCTTCATCTACAATCAATATACTATTCTTAGGAATACTTATACCTCTTATTGTATGACCATCATTTCCGCATGGTAAAGAGTAAATAGTTGACCCATTAGGCAATTCTATGACAGTTTGAGAACATCTAGAGTTTTTAGACTCTATTTCAGGTCTTAATAATGGATGCGTCCTAAAGAATGTCATAATATACTTAAATACTAAACTAGACTGTCTTTGTGATGGTGATACAATAGCTACTGTTATATTAGGTATACTAATCGCAGTAATCACAGTCTTTAAAGCTAATGTGTAAGATATACCTACTTGTCTACCTTTTCGTATAAACAATCGTCTACTATTATCTACTAATATTTGTTTCTGATAGTCAAAGAGCGTTTGTCCCAATAATTTCTCCGCGAAAATTAATGGATCTTGCAACTTTATGATTAAATTAAGCTGTTCATCTATATTATAAGTACAAAATCTTGGATAACTATATTCATTTAACATTTTGCTTTTATTTTATCTCTATATATTGAACCTATTTTAATAGCCGTTTGTAATTCGTTTATCTTTATATATTTCTCTTGAGTCATAACCAATGATTGTTTTAAATCAGCACATATCTTTTTAGCATCTTCTATTGCTTGATTAACTCTAATTAATTCTTGTTTCATATCTTTCATATATCCTCCTATTTAACTATTAATTGTCCTTCTATGTTAGATACTCTTTCAGATAATTCATCCATCTTAGTATCCAATTTGTTGACTGTTTTTTCTAAATGACTTAAATCATTATATTTAATAATCAAACAAATTATGACGTTACATATAATTGATAATAATGTAATATTTTGTGAAATAAAATTTAAAATGCCAATCATGTTTTCTCCCATATAGAAAGTGAACTATCTTCTATTGTATCAGTAATTAATTTTATATCTTTTCTTATTTTTAATTCATTTATAAATTTAACAATATCGCTCCATATACTATCTTTATGACTATCATGGAATATAATATATTTACCTGATTTAACTTTAGGTAACCATGAATCATAGTCCCTTTTAACTCCTTCATATGTATGATCAGCATCTATGAATAATAAATCAATAGAATTATCTAAAAAAGAATTTGCATATTCATAAGTTTTAGTTTTTATACATTCTATATTTTTAAATATTGATAACTCTTTTTTAACTATATCAAATGGATGAGGATTCTGCGTATAAAATCTATAGTACCATTTTTTATTAGTTATATTATCAAGTGAATCTATATCTTCAAATACATCTACAGTAATAACTCTATTAACATATTGAGAAAATATTGATGCGCTTCTACCTTTAAATGTTCCTAGATCTATTATAATATCTAACTGTTTATTTTTAATAAATGAGATTATAGCTTTTTCGTCTCCAATTGTTAATTCGCCATCTGGTAAATTTATCATTTATTCTCCATTTATTTTTCTATGTTACTGTATTAATGATATCGCACACCATGTTCCGGTGGCAAATCCATTTATATAATAATCTGTATCCGCTGATGCTACGTATATCTCAATTGTATTAGTTGCTGATGCTGCTACAATTGTGGATATGAATACTCCTTGCCACGCTGTACTACTACCAGATACAGTTGAAACTTGACTAGCTGACGCACCATTTACATAAACGTGCACATCTATAGCAGTAGCAGCGGTTACGTTCTTGTAGTATAATCCAGAAACAACTAGATAATATCCAGTTACCGGTGCCGTAAATGTAGGCGGTGCCAAATTTCCGCCAATATCAAATACCTCAGTAGGAAATGGAACTCTAGTAGGATTAGAACTTTGAACGTGTAAATCTGTATTCAATGGCATAGACATTTTAGCTATTGGATTTAAAGGTTTTTGTATTATTCCAGATGAATTTATGGTTAGAGCATCATTAGTATTTGTTCTAAATTTCATGGTATTACTTGTATGATCATATTTAATATAACCAATATCGTTATCATCAACATCCCCAAACAATAATCCTGAAACTTTATTATTAAGAGTTAAGAAATTAATGAAACAATCATCACTATTTTCTACAACGATTAACGAATTACTTGCTGCAGTTACAGCACCAGCAGTTGCTTTCCATACGTGTAATTCGCTATCTGGTGCAGTAGCATTACTTCCTATTAAAACTTTATCTTGATTTGTTGCTGGATATATATAAGATCCTGTTTTTCCCCATAATGCTCCAGTATCACCGATAGGTCCAGTAGGCCCAGTTGAGCCAGTATCACCGGTAGGTCCGGTAGGACCAGTAGGCCCAGGTACTATTGAAGTAGGTCCGGTGGGACCAGTAGGACCAGTGGGTCCAGTAATTCCTATAGGACCTGTCATGCCACCTGATAATATAGCAATATCTAAATATGTAAGATAATTACCATTTTGTATATCTCCTTGATTTACAACAGATCCTTTTATCCAAACCCATATTGATATTGTATCTCCTGCTTCTAATGCTACAATAGTTGCGGCAGTCATTTCGCTGCAATTACCACCATCAATACCACTAGTACTATCTATTACATTTGACCAATTTCCCTCACGAGGTTGATTTTTAATAATTTGTATAGCACAACTATCACCCTCAACATTAATTGCAGAAACCATTGTAGTGATAGCATAATATCCATCTGTAGGCACTATAAATTCATGATTTGTTGTATCAAAATCATTATTAATATCAGATAATCTTGTATCAAATACTACTTTAGTTAATACATTATCGGTTAAATTTAACATTGGATTTAACATAACAATTTTACATGCTGATAATGGTGAACCTCCGACTTGACCAGTAGGCCCAGTAGGACCAGTAGGTCCGGTAGGACCTGTTAGCCCTGTTGGCCCAGTTATGCCTGTTGCCCCAGTACTTCCTGTTGCCCCAGTACTTCCTGTTGTTCCTGTGTTACCAGTTGCACCAGTAGCTCCTGTGGCTCCTGTTGGCCCAGTTATTCCTGTGGCTCCTGTTGGCCCAGTTATACCTATTCCAGTAGCACCTGTAGGTCCAGTGGTTCCTGTGGCTCCAGTGGCTCCTGTGGCTCCTGTGGGACCAGTTATACCTGTGGTGCCAGTAACACCAGTAGGTCCGGTAGGACCTGTCATGCCTGTTGGTCCGGTAGGACCTGTCATGCCTGTTGGTCCGGTAGGACCAGTAATACCAGTAGTGCCTGTAACACCAGTAACGCCTGTTGCGCCTGTAGCACCAGTGGGTCCGGTAGGACCAGTGGGACCTGTTGAGCCAGTAGGTCCTGTTCCACCAACACCCCAAGAACACACTCCATTTCCATCTGTTATTAATATATTACCAGTAGCACCATTATTATCAGGTAATGTCATATCCCAAGAACCAGCATTTGCTGGAACTTTTAATTTAACATAACCACTTGCAGAACCATTTATTTTTATTTCTCCAGCAATTATACCTGGTTTACCTACTTCAAATAATGTATCTGGTATATCATTTGCTACTCCAATATAACCTGATGGTGTTATTCTTAATTTTTCAGTAAGAGAACCATTTAATGATGTAGCAAATCTAATAGCTCCAGAATTATCTGTTCCTGATCTTGCATATAAAATAGAAGCAATTCTAGAAGTTCCAGCTATATTATATGCTTCAAATAATGAAACAGTACCATCAACAGTTTTATTTCCTATAAGAACAAGTGCACCCTTAATACCTAATACATCAGAAGCAACACCTCCTGGATTTGGATCAGTTGTTCCTATTCCAACACTATTTTTTGAACTTCCTGTACCAACGACAAGTGTATATGGAGAAGTTGGACTTCCAGCAACATGAAAAGCTGCATATGGTGCAGTCATTCCAACTGATACTTTGTCAGTTAATGTAGTAGGATATATATAACCTGAACCAGCATTTCTTGTCCAGAAACTATCTCCAGTTGCGCCAGTAGGTCCAGTTGCGCCAGTAGGACCAGTATTGCCAGTGTCTCCAGTTGCTCCTGTACTTCCTGTAGGCCCTG